TTATTTGACGGCTGTTACTACGCTGGTATTGAACAAAGAGTTTTTAATAGCGAGTTTTTGAGCGATAAAGATAAGCTTGCAATTATAGCAATTCTTTTAAAGGTTAGACCGGAACTACAACCTGCTTAAGAGATGAAAATTAAGAGAGTAATACAATACGCCGGAGCTGAGATACTAGAGACCCAGCCCGGCGTCTTTACCGCCCTCCCGAATACCCCGAGCTTCTACGGAAGCCGCAAGTTTAACAGCCTAGAGAAGGCTAAATTTTATTTAAAGCAATGGCAAAGAAAGTAATAAGCCGAGAGGCAAGAGACGCGAGAAAATTAGGACTAGCCCTACTGGCCGGCCTTTTGTTTTTCCCAACTATTAAGCTGCTATTTAAAGCGGTAGAATTTATACAGTTTATTATATTTGGCTATGTGCAGTAATGACGTAGAATACTACTGCCAGAGCTGCGGAGAATATACCGACAGCATAAGCAATATTACCGCGCTGCAAATTTGCAACCGATGCGCGGAAGGAACCAACCCCGAACAAGAAGATACTATTTTATTTATATGAGAGTTATTTTAGTGGAGCGTAAGAGCTCTAAAACTGTAGAAGGATACAGAACCCTAACGAAAGCTTGTAAGGCCTTAGACTTAAACTATAGCACCTTAACCAAGGTTATTAACGCAAGCTGTAACTACTACGAGAACGAGAAATTTAAAATAACTAGGCTGCATATACAATAAAAACAAAAGCAAAGCAAGTGTTTTATATATTTTTTTGTATATTTGCATAAAGTATATACTTACAAGCTTTGGCAGACAATAATAACACCGGCTTACTAGCCCGCTTATTTAGAAGCTCCCCCGAAAACCCCAGCACGAGTCTAAGCAACCCGGCTGCGTGGCTTACGGGGCTTTTTGGTACCAGTAAGACCGGAGTACAAGTAAGCGAAGACAACGCGCTAACCTTTAGCGCTGTTTACGCAGCTGTACGAATCATTAGCGAGACTATCGCGAGTATCCCCCTTAACGTATATGTATACGACGGCGAAACGCGCGTAATAGCTCGAGAGCACCCTATACAGAAACTTTTAGCCCATACCCCTAACACGGTAAGCTCTAGCTTTACCTTTCGTGAGAGTATGGCGGCTAACTTGGTGCTACACGGTAACGCCTACGCTAAAATAGAATTTAACGCCGCAGGGCGTCCTATTTCCTTAACGCCTCTTAACCCTATGCTCGTAGAGGTTAAGATAGTAGACGGCGAGAAGGTGTACGTATTTAACGAAAAAACGACGTACCTAGATTACGAAATTATACACGTAGTAGGCTTAAGCTTTAACGGTTTAACGGGAAAGAGTCCTTTAACGGTAGCCCGCGAGGCCGTAGCTATTGGGCTAGCGGCCCAAGAGTACGGCGCTCGCTTCTATTCTAACGGAGCTAATACGGGCGGTATTATTACTGCGCCGGGGCGTTTGAGTATTGACGCTATCAACCGCTTAAAGCAGAGCTGGAATAGAGCTAACGGCGGCTTAAGCAATTCACACGGCACCGCGATACTCGAGGAGGGTATGAAGTACGAAAAAATCGGACTAGACCCAGAGGCTGCCCAATTCCTACAGAGCCGTAAATTTCAAGTAAACGAAATAGCCCGTATTTTTAGAATACCTCCAAGCTATTTAGCAGACCTAGAAAACAGCAGCACGAGAGCAAACGTAGAGCAGCAGGCTATTACTTTCGTTCGCGATTGTGTAACCCCTTACGTAAGACGCTTCGAGGTAGAATTTAACCGCAAGCTTTTTAGAGAAGACGAGCCTAACTATTACGCTTACTTCACTATGGAGGGCTTAATGCGAGGCGACCTACAAGGCCGTTACCAAGCTTACGCAACTGCTCGCCAATGGGGCTGGCTATCGGTAAACGATATTAGAGACCTAGAGAACCTTAACCCGGTAGAAGGTGGCGACGTTTACCTCCAGCCTTTGAATATGGCGCAAGCTGGAGAGGATAACACTAACGTAGACGCGGACTAAATGCCTTGGACCGATTACCCACAAGCTGCAACCGATAACGCCAAAAGAGCGTTAAAGCTTCGCGAAGAAGAAGGTAGCAACTGCGGCACGTCGGTAGGCTGGAGAACGGCTACAATATTAGCCAACCGCGAGACGGTAAGCCACGATAGGCTCCCGCGTATTTACAGCTTCTTAAGCCGCGCCAAGGTATACGACCAAGGCAGCTTTAAGGATGAGGACGGTAAACAAATTTGCGGGTCTATTATGTACGCCGCTTGGGGTGGAGATGAGATGCTACGTTGGGCTAAAAAGACTTACGAAGAAATGGAAAACAAGAATATAAGAAGCGGGAGCTTTGTAACCTTTACTATAGAGGAGAAGCAAGGCCAAGGCATTATAAACGAAGTACGCGAGGACAGCGTAGTAGTAGCTAATGCAGAATACAACGAAGAGCTTAAAGCTTATGTAGAGGCAAAGCCTCAAGTATTGCGCGAGCTTCACGTAACCGAGGTAAACGTAATAGAAACCGAGGTAAGAAGTAAAAGCGAAATAGTAGAGCAAAGAGCTTACGAGGGAGAGCTTAAAGCTTTGGAGGGAAGCCGCACAGTAGAAGGGTACGCTAGTGTATTTAATTCTATGAGTGAGGACCTCGGAGGCTTCCGCGAAATTATCCTACCGGGAGCTTTTAGCGAGGTGCTAGATAACGACGTAAGAGCGTTATACAACCACGACAGCAACTACTTACTAGCGCGCACCGCTTCGGGTACCTTGGAGCTTAAAGAGGACGACAAAGGCCTTTACTACCGCTTCGAGATGCCTAACACCACATACGGAAACGATATGCTAGAGCTTTTTAGACGCGGCGACTTGAGCCAGTCGAGCTTTGGCTTTACAGTAGAAAAAGATAGCTGGAAGTTAGAGAACGGACAGCACGTAAGATATATAGAGAGGGTCGGCTCTCTATTCGATGTAAGCCCGGTAGTTTACCCGGCTTATACGGCAGCCTCGAGCGGACTACGCAGCGCGGAGCCTAAAGGCGACAGCGCAGCGGATGAAGCGAGAGAGACACCGGCCGAAGAAGTGAACTATAATATATATAATGCTTTAATTAAACTAGCTAAAGATGAATGCTAAACAACTCCGCGAAAAGCGCGGCGCTCTAATCGAGCAAATGCAGGGAATGGTAGCGGCTGCTAAGGCAGAAGGCCGTAACCTTTCAAACGAAGAAAACGAAAAATTCGACGCTATCTCTAACGAAGTAGACGAGCTCCGCTCTGCTGCTGCACGTATCGAGCGCAGCGAAGAATTGAAAAAAGAACTAGCTACTAAAGCTGAAGAGGTACGCGATGCTGCCCCAGCTAAAGTAGAAGTACGCGACGCGTTTAACGCTTACTTGCGTAAAGGTATGAACGGCCTAAACGCTGGAGAGGCTCGCGCACTTGCAGAGCTTCGCGGTACTGACACACAAATCACTACTAACGACGGGTTAGGTGGTTTCTTGGTACCGGAAAACTGGAGCGACTTCGTAAGCGCTACAGAATTGTTCAAATCGGATATTGAGCAAGTAGCTACAGTATTGCGTACTGCAAACGGCCAGCACTTCAATTTACCTGCCAACGATGACACCAGCGTGGTCGCTGCTATCTTGGGTGAGGGCACAGCTGAGACTGTAAGCGATATGACCTTTACTAACGTGAAGTTTGAGCCTTACACTTACAGCTCTAAAATTGTAAAAGTATCTAACCAGTTAATCGCAGATAACGCTTTTGATTTGGCTAGCTTCGTAGGTTCTCAATTAGCTAACCGTCTTAAGCGCGGTATTAATGCACACTTGACTACTGGAGATGCTTCTAGCAAGCCTCAAGGTATTGTAACTGGTTCAGCTTTGGGTAAAACTGCAGCTTCTGCTACAGCGGTTACTATTAGCGAAGTTATGGACTTGTTCTACTCTGTAGATGCTTCTTACCGTAACGCAGCTGGTGCGGGATGGATGATGAATTCGGCAACCGCCAAAGCTATTAGAGTCCTAGGATTCGGCAGCTCAAACGATTTTCCCGCGTATGTGCCAGGTATGACCGTAGGAGAGCCAGATATGCTATTTGGTAAGCCAGTATACATTAACGAAGATATGGACGGTATCGCTACCGGCAAAAAGTCTATTATCTTCGGGGACTTAAAGCAGTACTACGTTCACGAAGCGGGCGGCGTACAGTTGCTAAGACTTTCAGAGCGTTTCGCTGACTCATTGTCGCAGGGCTTCATCGCCTACCGTCGTG